AGTGCCAGATCAAAGTCTGGTATCTCTCGTTTCTCTTTCATTAGCATTGCTGTCTCTCCAGATATTGGATCGCGCCATATAGTCTCCTGAGGTTATCCATAAACAATCCTATACCTTGGTTGCATTTAGAACACAATATACCTCTTATAACTCCGGTACTGTGGCAGTGGTCTACATGGGCATTAAACCCGAACACCACTTGGTCACTACAAATTGCGCACCTACCATCCTGTTCAGATAATAGATTATCTCTTTCGGGTGTGGTAATTTTGTAGGCGTACATATTGTGTTGGCAACTCCGGCACCTTGTCGTATAGTTTATCCACACACCTTTAGGGCCTTTCCTATATCTAGGCGGTATAACCTTGTTTTTACATCCCTCACTCTTACAAAGAGCATTGGCCCGTTCTTCATCAATGGACTTCAGCATAGTTAGCCCCTATATGTGCATCTCCATTCATACATTCAACGCCGAACCATTTTGGCGCCTCAGTGAAAGCTTCAATGCAGAGGGCTTTAACTTCTTCGGAGTACTCAGGCGGGCATTCTATAGCCATCTCATCATGATAATGAAGTAGAAAGTTAAAAGGAATACCCCTCTTTTTAGCTTCATCTCGGAAGTACACAGCAGCTGCTTTACAGGTGATACCTTCAGTTGTCTGCAGCCGGTAGTTCAACACCTGATGCTTGGACTTAGTGAAGATGATTCGACCGTCAATAGCCCGGATGAATGTATTCTCCTCACCGAATCGCTGTTTGGTCTTGTTGAACTGTCCTTCCAGATCAGCCTTGAGCTCATTCAACCCAGGAATACTGTCGCTGAACTTCGCAATAGCAGCTTCACCGATCTTCTTGTCCTTGACCCCTTGCAGGATCGACGAGATCTTCGGTGGACCAGCACCAAATAGGAATGCGTATAGGAACGGCTTCGCTGTGTCTCGCTCTTCCTTAGGCGTCAGACCGGGCTTCATGAACGGAACCAGCACGTCAGCGTTACGTCGGTGGACATCACCACTGATTACTTCTGCGGTGAACTCATCATTGCCGATGTCGTGGCAGAGTCCCCGCATCTGGTTACCGGCGCTGTCTGCACCTACAACCACCCACCCCTCTCGTGGAAGAAGGAGCGACCGCATGTCCCAGCCATAACCACCTTCAATCCCCCGAATGGGATCCCCTGCTTTAGTGGTCTGCACTTTAGGAAGGTTAGCGATAACCTCGTGCCGACATCTGAAGGTTGGAGTTCCGATCGTCCACATCCGACCATGAAGTCGACCGTCGTATTCGATTTCCTTGAGCCAACCATTCAGTACTCCATGACGATTACTTACTGTACCGTACTCAGACACCCGCATACCGATCGGTCCCAGTTTTTCGAGTGAGGACTCAGTCAGCTTAGGTGATGTCTGTACAAAGTTACGACCGACCTTCTTCACGTTCCAGTCATCCGGTTCCCAGCCAATACTGTACAACCATGCCTTCAAGACCTTATCAGATGACAACCTACCGGGTTCAAACTCAACACGGCAGTAGTCACCATCCACAACACGGTCATCTGTCAGGGCATTCTTCGGATCCAACCCGAACCACTTCGCAGTCGAGAGAGCGTACTCCCCGTTCTTCTTGAAGACAGGTTCCTTGAACTCATCAGCCTTGTCTACCTTCATGCAGACCAGACCGATCTGTGGGTTGACTTCTTCTTCGATCGAGAGCATACGTTCATGCATCTCTTTCAGGAGGATCCTAGCTTGCTTCTCGTTGAAGCGCCATCCATACTGTCGGATGTCAGATTCAATCATAGCAAACTGCATCTCTACGTGAAGACCCTTCTTGAACAGAGGGTTGATCTTGATGGTTGACTTCGCTTCTTCAACGAGTCGTGCATAGACCTTCACGTTCAGTGATACGTCGCGGATACCATATGTGAGCATCTCCTTAGAGTACTCATGGAATCTGTCGAACTTGATCTTCGGGTACCCGAGGAATGCGCCCCAACCCTCCAGACCATGCAGGTGCCCGCGCTTGTAACGCAGTGTCTGAGACATGATCCAGGAGTCGTAGATGACTGTCTTTGGATTCGGTACCCACCCTTTCAGGTGTTTCAATACAACAAGGTCATAACCGATGATGTTATGTCCGACCAGGATAGCAGCATTCGATAGAGCCTCTAGGCCCTCTGCCAGTGAAGGCAGGTCAGGGTCATGGTCTGAATACTGTTTCTGCTCACCTGTGACAGTGTCTTCTGTCATGATGAGCCAGATCGTGTTAACTTCCGGCATGAAACCATTGGTCTCAATGTCGAATACGAGTGCCATTGTTAGCCTTCAGAGTATTCCCGCAACTTCGCACCGAACCTGTGGGCGTAGTAATCTTCCAGAGCGCGGGCTTCCAGTTCAAAAGGATCGAAGAAGTATAGTTCTTCGGGATCATCCCCAATGGGTTTAAGGTCGGTGGGTGTTGGGACCCGACCGGTAAGTGTCTGCATTGCATGTACAAACTCATGACACAACGCTTCAATGAACTTCCAGTTGACGTAGCGATGGTTAGTCAGCAGATCGTCTTCCTGATCCAGTGAGGGGTCGTACACCGTAATCAGGATACTGCTGTCAGATTCGAAAGTTGCTCCGACGAAGTCATCACCCTCTTTACCCGGTACACCGGTGACAGCAATTCGCTTCTTCTTACGGGTGACCTTCAGGTTGAATCGCTTAGAGTACTCCTTGCAGATCTCCGCGAATAGCTCTTTGACGAGCAGATCCGTGTTATGCAAGAAGGTCGTAGTGAAAGTGATATTACTCGGAATCTTCGAAGAAGACATTTGGTGACCCCAATTCTTTAAGTTCTTTCGCCATTGCACCGATCATGTCACCCATCGAGTCCACTTGGTCTTTCAGATCGGAGATGCGGTTCAGGAGGTATGAGGTGTAGAACCCAAACCCAATCAGTGCGTACGCTAAAATGTGGATATCCATCAGATCCTTTCAAGGAGGATTTCGCGATCAAATAGAAAGTATCTCCCATCGCTTGAGGAGTGCTTATCATGAAAGACAACACGGCGTACTCCGGCTTGATACATTACCTTGGCACAGTGCAGGCATGGTTCCCTGGTGGTGTACACCGTACAACCCATACTGCTGATACCTGCTTTCAGCATCTTCCCCAGTGCGTTGGTCTCTGCATGGAGTACTTCAGGGAGTGTCTCCATGTACTGATCACGGGTAGTATTGTCAGCACCTTGTGGAGTACCGTTGTAGGAGAAGGACAGGATGTTACCATCCTTCACAACAACACAACCCACCTTGGTTTTCGGGTCGTAGGAAAGCTCAGCAGCATGGAATGCAATCTCCATGAAGAATCTATCCCAAGAGATTTGTTGCTTCATGACTTAGCGTTAGGCTCCGGCTGGTTTTGGTTGCAGACGCTATGTTCCGCGTATTCCTCTAGACGCACTTCTTTTTCATTGAATGCATGAGCCATCTCCGATTCGTATTCGTCCAAACCCCATAGCTCGGTCAACACATGGATCATGTACTGTAGTTGACCAATCTCAATGGCGAGAGCCAGCTTATTGTTGTAACCACGACACTCAGGTCCGAAGCGCTGATATTTGGCAATCGCTTGGATCACCTCAGCGCATTCCTCGATTGTTACTTCAGGAATTAGCAGGTTCATCGATCTCATCCGTGTCAACGATAACATAATCCACATGATACATATCGTAGTTAATCCACATACGATTCAAGTGGCGTTCGATATCAGCCTCAGCAGCTTTCGAGCTGTTTTCTCCGCCTTCTACGGTGAATACTACTGTGATTACTGTTTTCATATTAATCTTCCTGACTATTAAATTCGGTAACTGCCTCATCATACCCGTCCCAATTATCTACACCGGTATTGTTTAGGCAGTCGAGAAAGCGGGAATCGTCAAGGAGTTTCTGATATTCGTGTAACGGAATTGTGATCATTTGCATTATTGCGCCAACAGATTGTTGCTGACGTTATAGAACGATCCACGGACAGCTGCACCCAGCTGAAGGATCAGCAGGGTCTCAAGCTCGTACATGTCCTTCGCGGTACCCCATGCCAGGATAGTCCGCATGAACTTAGTAGGATCCGCTTCGTACTCTTCCTTGAGTCGCTCATTGGAGCAGACATAACCGTCACCGAGCGTACCTTTGTGGTAGCCGATGTACTTCATGTCGTTCTCAAGGTTGATCCACATGTAGACGAATGCCTCACCTACCTCGTCTTGGCATACAATGGCATCGACATCCTTGGTGTCAACACCCTTGATGTAGTTCTCCCAGAGTTCCCAGGAGTAGGACAGCATGTGGTTTCCCTTCGGACTCTTCCACAGGACGATGAAGGACGGCTTGCCTTCGTGCTCGGTCAGATGCTCTTCGACTGACTTGTTCCAGAGTCCCTTGAACTCCTTGTCGCCGACCTTGATCTCGATCGATCGTCGTCCTTTCATGTCACGGCTGACTTCAACTTCGTCAACTGTGCAGCTGAAGATGTCGAAGAACTTCTCCGATCCAGATACGAAGTGTTTGACTGTCTTGATATATTCCATCAGTAGGCCGTGAAGTCCGGGTCCACGTAGGCACCGGATAGTTGTAGCAGCATTGCAACTGCCTTGGGAAGCTCGTATACACCGTCGTAGTCTACCAACGATGTACCGTGCGTCGGGTCTTGCTCGAACCAGAGGCCGCCTTCGCTCATGTGCTCGTCGTACAGGAGCTTCATACGAATACGCTCAAACCAACCGTAGTTGGCGTTAGTATCGATACACACCTCCGTATGCGCTCCGTTGGTCGGATCGAAGTGTGCGTACTGAAGGTCGTATGTGTACTTCTTCATCAGATCTCTCCCAGAATCCTCATCACAGAACCCAGATACCAGACACCACCCTGTTGGGCCGGCCTGTCCAGTTGCTCCTTCTTGTGGAACTCGACCCGGCACCAGACACGGTCAGACTTCAGCTTCAGGTGCGGCGCTTCCGGTACTCGGCAGATGTGCCAACCAGGGCGTACAGCGTAGCCCTTGGTCGGGTGATCCTCTGCCTGATACCACTGCCCAGGCTCGAGCCGGAGCTTCTTGTTGATGAATAAAGGACCGTATGTACCGTCCCTACGCTTGCGGAATAACTTGTATCCGATCATTCTTGTCTTCTCTTTCAAAGAAAGTACACTCGTGTACCTCATCAGGAGACACCCAGCCTCTTACCGGAATGTCTCTGTAGCCATATGCGCTTGTGATGGAATATGGATATATCACAACTGGCAATTCTACTGAGCACTGGTAAGCCTTATCACGCATAAGACGCTTACCATCTGGATTCACTAGATACATACACTTACGGCATGTAGTCATCGCACCCTCGTAACAACAATAGGTTGGAGCCCGTGGAATATATCCGGTCGGATGTAATCAGGGAATACCTTCTTGATCCATTCGTGGCATGCCTCTGCTGACTCGAAGTCAGTATCCTTCAGGGTGGTATGCCTCATTTCAGCCCATGTTTCGTTATCCGATAGACGGACAAACGGGAGGTACTTCTCCATTAGATTCCCTTAGCAGGATAGTACCAGTGACCTGTCAGATGTTCCGACACATTGAACGGCTTGCTGTTTGCAAATTTGAATTTACCTTTGTTGGTCTCACCGACTTTGACAAGAGTCAGGGTCCATCCTAGCACCTGCTCATGGCGGCTACCGAAGACTGTGTTAGGAGGAAACACACCGTAGGAGGTTTTCATCTGCCACTCGTTGAACTTATCAACCACCTTGTACACACGAGTACCGAATGCACGGGTACGGGCGAACCCACCGACGTGGAAGCCAGAGTGGTCCTTGACTAGATTAGTACGGCGAATCTTAGGTGTCAGCATAATGTTTGTGTATTGGTTAGTCGTTGCAGTCATACATTACTTTATCTTGTAGGTCAGGGTGTCGGGATCGCGTACAGAAACGATTTGCGATTCATTTACATAGTGGTCTTTAGGACCGGGTGCTGCGATTGTGTAGGACCAGTGAGGGATCTCCCCGCGAGCATAATCGGTGTGGACATCATGATAGTGACGATTAACGATACGACCTTTCATAAGCACGTTGTACTTCTCAATGCTGCACTCAAAGATAACAGCAACGCCTGATTTGAACTTCGGGTCTTGCACTTCCATCACACATCACCCTGCATACGAATACCCTTAAAGATAGGATGGCGGGGCTTATCCTTCTCACCAACAAGGAACTTCTTGTAGGTAACCAGATCACCGTTGTTCATTACTTCTTTCCAGTTGTGGAACCACCACTTACGGGCTTCGTCGTCGAAACCACTGCCACACTGGAATTCAACACCCGACTCAACGTCACGGAGAACAAGAGCACCCATAGTGTCAAGAGCAACCAATCCTTCAGCCTTTTTACTACGCGCCGTGCGTCCAAGCTCATTTGTAAATGCTTCGTTCTCGTTTCGATACTTCGGGACCATCCCGATAACATGAGCTTCGCTATCTTTGAACCTCTTCAACTTGTATGCGTTCAGTTCCTTCATGGTGGTACGGCCGAACTTGTACTTACCGTTCGGTGTACGGATGATCACACCCTCGTAGCCCAAGTCCAGGGTATCTTGTTCAACCTTCAGAAGTTCTTCAGGTGAATCCACCAGAGTTGAAGGGAGGAATACGACTCGCGGATGGAGGTTCGCACAGAAGTATTCGAGCTCCGCAATCCGTACTCCGTATCGCTCGGTGGAATCCCACATGTCGAATGCATAGTACTTATAGTCGGGGAATGCGTCGGCCTTCCGGACTCCTCTAGTTGTTGCATTGAAGACATCAATTGCATTAGGCGGGCCAACAATTAGTTCTCCGTCGAGTCCCTTGAGGGACATGAAGCTGAGCTCTTGGTTGATCAGCTTGTTGGGGATTGCCTTGAGAGACCGACTCCTCGGACCTTCGGCAGTGAGGACACAGCGGATGCCGTCCAGCTTCGGTGACACGTACAGAGGGTACGGTAACGAGTGGATATCCGGGTTCTTCCGCTCAAGTAGCATTGGTTTCATCAAATTCCTTTAGTGCTTGTTGGGCCTGACCCATGTAATAGTCATACATGCTAACAGGTGTATGACCGTAGCTCCACGCTGAGTGATCAACCGGGCTGCCACACATGCAATATCCGGGATCCGCATGTTCTTCGCATTCGACTATTCGGTCAAGAAGCTCTTGTCTAGTCTTCATACACCACCATACATATCGTACCAGTTCTCGATATCAGGGACATCATCTTTCTTAGGCTCTTCGTAGGGCTTTTGGATCGGGATGTCTCTGGGCTTCTTGCATGTGTATGCTAGGTGGCCTTGTTGACCACAGTAGCAACAGAAGTATTTAGGGTTGAATGAGCCCATTGATGTATTCATCCAGTTTGCCGAGGATAGTTGTCGCACTGATCAATCCTGCACTGAATTGGTCGAAATGGTCATCCAGGAAATCCTTGATATTATGTGCCGCCCGCAGACGACCTGTTACAATCCCTGCTTGAAAGTCAGGGTTCCATTTGTGGCACGGTCCTTCGATCTTGGTCATTTCAGTATCCATCAGGTGGGTAGTTGCACATTGCTGTTACCAGCAGAAGAATAGCTACGGCAATCAATAGGGTCATGATGCCATCATGTAGAGACCGATGTTGGCGAATGCGTAACCGACATAGGCGATGAACATTGCTGTGTTGCCTTTGGTCAGTTGCTCAATCGCGACGTACAGGTAGATCAGACCGGTTAAGGCTATCAGCCAGCCGCTCATTTTGAATCTCCTTGCAGGCTCTCCTGCAGGAATGCCGTGCGTCTATACGCGAAGCAAACCATTTGGAGAGCCTTTGGTGGTAGTCTTGTGATAGGCCGGTGTCCCAGCCTGTCGCTTTTACTTCTTCCTTTGCTTTGCGCACTTCTCGGCGTCCAGTATAGTCAGGCAGGAAGAGTGCTTGTAGAACTTAGCCGTCTTCTCGTACTTAGACTTATTCAACCGATCGGTACTCCCTGCGAAATAGTTGTGTGCTCTCCGCAGCGCCGAAAGGGTTTCATATACCTCCTTCGGAGGGGCATGCGGGTCACTGTATTTCAGGTAGTGCCACCGCAGATCATCAATGATTGTTTGCTCTTGCCCGGTCTTGTTCATAGGTGTATCTTGAGTAGATTGGTTGATCGTAGAAGGTTTTTCCGTCGTCGATGGCACAGCTGATTACTGCAACTGCTGCGACCGCAAGGATTGCAATCGCTCCTGCTCCAATCGAGAAGAAGAAAAGAACATCGGTTGGACTGGTCCACATAGGATTGCCATCAGCCTTTCTTCCACACATGGCTTCTGCGGGATGCACCGAGGAGCCGAACATTGGGACGATCATCGACAAAGTTCCCGACAGAAATACCATCCAGTACGATTGCACATCCAGCGGCGAGGTGTCCCAGGTGATGGACCCCGCTGTCATCTGCAAAGTCTTCACCTTCATACCAGTCCATAAGGTGGCGCATCATGGCGTTGTAGAAGACGCTGGCAGTGACCTGCGTTTCCCGGTAGTTGAATGGTTCATATTTGTTACCACCATCCTGCATGGCGGCACCCATTGCGAAGATCCCGGCAGAAGGGATACATGCGGTTGATGCTTTGGTTGCGCCGACTGCATCCTTCTTGTTCTTCTTGGTTGGGGCTGTCAAACCCATATCTCTGTGAGCCTTATCGATTGCTTGTTCGATCATAATATCCTTCTGCTGTTGCCTTTCGATTTCCCAACTCATGATGCTAGCCATCAGTAGACATCTCCGTTCTCTTCGATCTTCTCGTCTTCGTATGGACGGACGATACGTGCGTAGAACTCCATCTTGGCACCTTCCAGAGCACCGATGATGTCATTCATGTTTTGGTAATTGCGCCCACGTTCCTCTAGATAGAACTTGATCATACGCGTGATCTCATAGTTGAGCTCACCGGCAGTCTTCGGGAAGCGCATCAGGGTGTCTAGCTCTAAGCGATCATCTTGCTTGATATAAGGCATGTTAGATCCTCACTTTCGTAGGGGAAAAGAGGGAGCACATGATGACAATGCACCCAATGAACAGCAGACAGACGAATGCTTTAGTGATCACAATAGGTACTGACCTTCCACATCTGATACAGCGGCGCCGATTAGAGCGCGGATAGGTGAGTCCCGATAAGCTGCGTCTTTGTACGCCTCATCCCAGTCGTCCCATCCTGTCCCGTTGTGCTTTACTGAACAGATCCAGTGGGCCAGCATATTTAGAGCATATGCCAGAGCTTCTTTATCGCTGATCACAGATATTGACTCACGATCGTATCACATGCCTTTTCACAAGAAGAGCGCCATTCGGTCACACACGATTCAAAGAACGGATGATACTTGACGTTGTTCTTGAATGCAACCACGGGCTTTTGCAGGACATACCCGGCGTAGAATACCTCCATTGCTGTACCGTGCTTGGGTAGGAGGTCGTTATTGAGGTTGACCAGTACCAGATCACATTCTCGGATATCGATCAGGTCTAGTTCGAAGATTCGTCGCATGATCTTCTGCTCGAACGAGTGACGACGTCGGGTAGGATCTAGGCAGGTAATCCCGGCAGGTTCGAGAATTGACTTGGCACATTCGCGCCATTCAGTCATTTCACTTGAAGATACTTGCTCCATTGGACCTGCTAAATACACAGTTTTAATCATTCAGAGTTCCTTTACCTTTTGCTTAATCTGGAATTTGATACCTTCGATTTTCGACTCAACAGATTGTATGTACCTCTTTTGTACAATGATGATTTGCTGTCGGAGGGCGTCATTCTCTACCACGACCACTGGATCGTAGTTCTTATTCAAGCAAGTAAGAGGTACACTTCTTCCGTTAATACTGGCGCTAACTGTCGATTGCCCTTTCCGCATCTCCAGCACATCAAGATAAGCTTGTGCGGCTTCCAGTGCGGCTTTTGTACCGGCAAGATCGCTTAGGAGCGACTGGATGTGGGATGAGGGGGATGCTGTATCACTTTTCATTCTTCGTCATCCTTCTGATACGGACGGTAGATATACAAGGGGCATTTCACTGCGGTGCATTCTCGGATGTCTTTGCGGATATCACCCACGCAGTTCAGGCAGAAGAGCTTGATGGCCATCATCGGAGTGGTACGCTTCTGTGCCTTCTTCAGAGCTTCTTCAGCCTCCCACTTAGCAAGAGCCTTCCCGCCCTTCTTCTTTGCAGCTACACGCTTAGCACGCCATTCAGCCAGTGCTGCGGCGCCTTTTGCTTGGATCTCGACTGAGAGAGTACGCTTCTTAATTACAGGCATGTTGCTCCTTTCCTTGCAGTTTCGATGGCTACTTCAGGAGACTCACCGTTCATGATTACACGATGAATTGCGATACGGCCAGCCTTGTCCAGCTGGAATCCTTGCAGGGTCACTACGCGGCATGCCCAAGCAGCTTTCACAAACTCTTCGTACCATAATTGGCTCTCAGTGATCATGACGTTGACGTCACCCTTGCGGAAGCAGCAGAATTCGTCACCGGATCCGCTACCGTTGGATGACAGAGTGTATCCTGCATCAACGAGTAGATCTTTTGAGTACTCAAGATCCTTCACCTTTCTTGACCACGACATTCCAACCGTCTACCGTGGCGAGCTCAATGTTATCAGCACCTTCGATAGGTTGAATTCTCGAGATGCGGCGTACTGTGGCTAGTTTTCGGTCAATGTTCACGTTTCAGATCTCCTCAGGTTTCTTAAACTGATCCATCGGCACTTGTGCAGTGTCTCCGTCTGTGAATGCGATATGGATCATACCGTTACCAGCCTTCCAACATCCTTCCGTGTATCTACCAGTCGGGCCTACATATTGTGCCCTCAGTGCCACTCCGGTGCAGATCTTGCCGGGCTCACTGTAGAGTAATATACGCGATTTATCCCCTCCTATTACTGCTGCTACTACGCCTGCTTGGGCGGAACCGGCGAGAGCACAAAGGATGACACCGAAAATGACTTTACCGATCCGTTCCATAAGTTTGCCTTTACTTCCTTGATTGCTGCTTCGACCTTCTTGCGCTCTTTCTTGAGCTTCCTGATCATGTGATCTGCAAGGAGGTAACGGTGACGTTCACCTGCACGGATCTTATCCATCCGGGACCATGCCAGCTTATCGTGCTTCCAGAACTCAATTTGGATACCGATTTGTATGAGATCCCCTTTGAGATTCTCTCGGATGAGACCTGCTGATGTTGCGCTTAGCATATCTATTACCTTTTCATCATGCACTTGACGGCCATAGGGTCAGCACCATCACTGACCATTTCAGCCATCTTGTTTGTTTCGTGTATTGTCACTGCAGCGATACCACTAAACAAGGAAACGATGAATACGAGGGTCACCGCTAGGATTGCTTTGATGTCAGATTCCATTGATGTATACTAGCATTGCAAGAGAAACGGTCATGGAGATAGCACTGTACCAGTGAAACTCCTTGAATGT